GTGAACTCAAATTGACAACTGTCAAGTGATTATGCAGAGTAGTTCCTTGCCTATAGAAAAATATGGAAAGTCCTGGCCAGACGGAGCCGGAGACCTCGACATCGAATTATTGGCTTTCAAAATGGGATTGAAGCCTGAAGACGGAGGTTTGGGCAAAGCCCAGCATTTTAAGAATGTAGTGAATCTCCTTTGGCCTTATCATAAAACAAAAAACAAGAATGGTTTTCATTGGCATCCTTGGGCCGATTGGATGATTGAACGAGCGTGCGAAGAAAACTATTTAGCCATTTCCGGGCCAAAATCTTCCGCCAAAACATCTACAATGGCAATGTGGGGTTTAGTCAATTGGCTCTGCGCCCCGCACGAAACGCTTATTCTTGTTACTACAACCAGTGTCCGCGAAGCTCGAAAGCGTCTTTGGGGTTCTATTCGTGAACGTTATATGCAAGTTCCAGGACTTCCTGGAAAACTAGTTGATTCAATGGGGAAGATTGTTTTGGATGCATCCGAATCTGGCGAAGCATCAGATCGCTCGTCTATAACTCTAGTTCCTTCTAGCCCAGATAAAGAAAAAGAAGCTACCGCAAAACTTATTGGGTTAAAGAACAAGAGAGTATTTCTTATTATAGATGAGGCAACAGACGTGACAAACTCAGTGTTTGAAGCTATCAATAACTTAAATGCAAACCCACAATTTCAATGCGTAGCTCTTGGTAACTTTAATTCTCAATATGACCCGTTCGGAGTTTTTTCCACTCCGAAAGATGGATGGAATTCAGTTACGGTCGACGCCGATGAGTGGGAGACAAAAAGTGGAAAATGTATTCATTTAGACGGACTAAAAACTCCAAATATTGAGCATAACGACAAATGGCCTTTTTTGTTAACTTCTAAACAAGTTAAGTATGCAATTGATAATGAAGGTGAAAACTCACTTTCATTTTGGCGATTTATACGAAGTTTTCCAGCTCCTGTAGGTGCAGAGGAAGGAATTTATTCAGAAGCAGATTTTCGCAAATACGATGTAACAAAAGAGCCAAGATGGTCTTCTGCTCCCATGTATTTGGCTGGGTTTGACCCGGCCTTTACAAATGGAGGAGATCGATCTGTTTTAGCCATACTAAAATATGGGCAAAGTGAAGAGGCTGGTCCAGCGGTTGCTTTACATAAATTTCACTATTTACGGGAAGACGTAACTAAACCAGAGCCTAGGAATTTTCAAATTGCTAAAGAAGTTATGCGTATTTGCAACGAATCTGGAGTTCCCCCAGAACGACTGGCTATAGACGCTACGGGAGCTGGGGATCCTTTTTGTGATATTTTAGCCGAGCTTTGGTCACCCAGGATTTTGCGAATTAAGTTTGGAGAACGTGCCTCCAGTCTACCAGTAAGTATCACAAACCCCATCAAGGGATCGGATAAGTATACCAATCGGGTAACTGAGTTGTGGTTTTCTGGTGTTGAGTATATGCGTTCCGGGCAGTTAAAAGGAATTGTTCCTGATTTAGCTAAAGAGATGACTGGAAGAAAATATATGACCACGGGGGGAGGTAAGGTAACTGTTGAGCCTAAAAGAGACTATAAACTTCGGTTAGGGCGTTCTCCCGATTTAGCCGATGCTTTCTTTTTAGGCTTAGATTTAGCCAGACAAAAACTAGGTGTCCACGCTGGGTCTTTGGTTGGTGGAAAATTAAGAGCTAGCTGGACAGAGCAAGTAAGAAAGCTAGACCGGATTATCTCCGACTCGTCTTTTTTGGGTAGTTGAAAGTTTATTGACAGGAGTAGTTGACTCGCCCATACTAGTCGAACTTGTGGAACCCAAATACAACACATATTCCGTACCCGATTCGGACCTTTTAACAATAAGCGAGAGTGGAAAAGCTCCAAAAACGCGGATTAGCGACCACAATGGACTTTATAGTCTTTATCAAAATTTGTATCTAGCGGATGAATCTTCGGCTCGTGATCGTGCCAGGATTATGGACATGTTCGATGGAGCTGCCCCATATGATCCAGTAACACTTCGACGCCTAGGTCAAGGCTACCGAGCAAATTTAAACTTTGGAGAAGCGGCCGCCGATTTAGAAAGAGCTTTAACTTCTTACAATGATTTAGTAACTTCCGTAGATAGACTTGTAAATATTAAAACCAGTTACGGCGACGAAAGCCAACGCGAGGAGTATGGGTCAATTATTGCAGAAGAATTTAATAAATTGTTAACAAAAGATTGGTCAAGCTTTTATTTTAGACAGCAACTCCTTTCCTATTATTTTGTGTCTCAAGGATTAGGGATTGCTTTTTTTGAGGATGAGCGTAATTGGCAATGGAATGTATGCCCAATTGGAGATTTTTTTATTCCAAGGGGAACTTCTGCTACAGAAGATAAAGTAGAAATTGCCTGTGTGCGCCGAATTTATTTAACTCACGAATTATTTCAGTATATTGAGAATCCTAAAATTGCGGCCGAAGCCGGATGGAATGTAGACGCTGTTAGAGAAGCCATTCGAGACGCTACCACTACATTCCCACAAGATGGGTTTAACTGGGAAGAATTACAAAGACAAATTAAAGATAACGATCTTTATTTCGCACACGTTAGGAGCCGCGAAATTCATGTAATACATTATTACGTTCGTGAGTTTGACGGAAGCTATTCGCATGCCATTGGGCGCCGCGATGGGAAAGGTGATTTCTTATTTAAAAAATTACATCGGTTTAAAACTGCCGCAGAAGCTTTTCATATTTTTACATACGGTGTTGGCAATGGAATGTATCATTCTATCCGAGGGCTTGGGTATAAAATATTCCCCCATATTCAAATGACTAATCGGTTACGTTGCGCCATGGCAGATGGAGCCATGATACAAACTTCTGTATTGCTACAGCCACAAAGCTCCGAAGATGTTTCTAGAATGACAATGGCTTATTCCGGTCCACTTTCCTTTCTTCCCCCGGGGTTGAGCGTCGTTAACACTAATTTTCCAAATCTTGCTGAAAATGTTAAACCTTTAATTGAGGATATGGCCGCAGTTCGACAAGGTAACACTGGTTCTTATATGCCTATAGCCGGCGGCAGTAGGGGAAACCCCAGGACCGCGTATGAGGTAGAGGCACAACTAGCTACTGAGTCTGTTTTGACCACGAACGCCATGAATTTATTTTACGTACCTTGGGGAAAACTATTGAAAGAACAGTTTCGAAGACTACAGCGCGATATATGGATTCCTGGTGAGCCCGGTTATGCTGAAGCAATTAGTTTTAGGAAAAGATTAGTGGAGAGAAATGTTCCTTGGCAGGCAGTAAAATCTGTAATTAGCGTCGACGCCGTAAAAGCAATTGGTCTAGGCTCTCCAGCTGCAAGACTTTCAACATTTAATGAATTTATGCAACTTCTACCTAAGTTTGATGAAGTTGGGCAGACCAATGCTTTAAGAGATCGTATTGCCGCAAGAGTTGGGTATGATCAGGTTGACCGGTATTTACCTAACCCAGCAGTCAAGAATAGGATTCCAATGGATGCTAAAATTGCCGAATTGGAAAATGGATCGATGCAAGCTGGACGACAAGTCACTGTTATGCCAAATGAGAATCACGCTATTCATTTATCAGTACACTTAAAAGAAATTCAACCAATAGTCCAGGCAGTTCAAAATAATGAGATACAAGACAAACAAAAAACAATGATGTTCCTCACTATGGTATATGAGCATTGCAATGAGCATTTAATTAGAATTGCCGATGATAAGAACCGGCAACAAGAATTAGGCCAAGCAAAACTTATTATGAATTTGCTTCGTGAATCCGTTGTTAATTTGCAGAGGGATGTGCAGCAAGATATTCGAGTGGCAAATGAGCAGCAACAACAAATGGCTTTAGATCAAGGGCAGGTACAGGGAATATCTCCACAAATGCAGATGAAAATACAAGAACATCAACTCGACATGCAACTCAAACAAGAGAAAGCACAACTTGACGCAAGATTCAAAGAAGCAGAATTAAAACAAAAATTAGCTTTACAAGACGCAGAAACGGCAGCTAATCTCCGTGTTGCTATGAATACCCCCAAAGCGCCAACCGCATGACGTTAAAAGATTGGAACAACAGAAGTCATTTAAAAGCTGAGTGGAAAGCTTTTTTAAAGTCTGAAGCTGGCTCCTTTTTATATCAAGTTTTACTAAATCTTGGGAGCCCAATTCCTTGCCTTCCCCCGCAGGGAGTTGATTTTATTGACTGGAACGCGACTTTAAACGCACGACGAGAGGGATATCATGAAGCCCTCCGAGTGCTTAAAGTATTAGCTGAAGACGAGAATGAACCCAGCAATTTACCAGAGCCTTGGGAAACCAAAACAGAAGAAACAAACCAACCATAAGGAACACTAAATATGAGCGAAACAGTAACAGCAGAACCAGCAGCCCCAGTATCAGAAAATATTAGTTTTGCCGATGCGTTTGACGCCGGCTTTGAAGCTATGAGTAAGTCCCCCGCGGCTGAAACTTCAGCAGTTGAAACCCCCAAAGCAACAGCAGTAACAGCCCCAGCAGAAACCGTAAAGTCTATTGAAGTTTCCAAAACTGATGCTTCCGCTACGACCAATCCCCTCGAGATTTTAACCAAGAGACTGACCGGGCAAGAGGAAATAACAAAGACCGAAGCTATTTCTGATGATTTAGATATTAAAGCACCCGAGAATCTTAAGCCAGAAGCCCAAACGGCCTGGGCCCGTTTGACCAAAGATTTACGCGAAGCCCGCTCAAAACTTAAAGAATTAGAGGGAAAAGTTTCTGAAGTTCCAACTAATTCGATAGAACAGATTGATTTACAGAATCAGTTAAACCAGCTTAAGCAAGAGCGTGATGAATACGAGAACGAGTTAAAGTTTTCAAGATTAGAGTCTACCAAGGAATATAAACAGGCTGTAACTGAACCTCTCAATAGTATTCAGAAAGAGATTTTTGAGATCAGCAAACTATATGAAGGAGTTGACCCCAGGAATATTTACGCCGCAATGGTTGAGCCAGACGCCACAAAACGTCGCGCCTTGCTAAAGGAAGCAACAAGTTTATTTGACCCAGTGGATTCTCTAGCCGTTCGCAGCAAAGCGGAAGAACTTCAAAGAGTATTTGAGAGACGAGAAATTCTAAGTAAAGATGTGAATACCGTGCTCCAGATGATCCAAGCAGAAGAGCAAAAAGAGGCAACAGCTTTTCAGCAAAGAATGGAGGCTCAAGTTAAAACCGCTTATGATTCTGAGTGGCAAAACCTTCAAAAAGAAAATGCTTTGTTGCGACCAATTGAAGGAAATGAAGCTTGGAATAGTACTTTAAATAGCATTCAACAGCAAGCATTGCAGATTGAGAGTACTGAACTTGACCCTCGGTCCAAAGCCAAGCTGACCTTTAATGCTGCGGCTATGCCTGTGGTTATGAACATATTCCAGGACTATGTAGCTAAAACACAAAACCGCATTTCTGAACTAGAAAAGTTGTCTAAAGAACTTAGATCTACACTTCCTTCTTCTGGAGAACCCAAAGGCGGAGGAGTAGAAATACCAACTGACTTGGGTTTCCTGGACGCTTTAGAGCGAGGCTTGAAATAAATTTATAAAAAGGTATTGACACGTTCCACCCGGTTGATACTTTTAACTAGTTCGGTATAGGTATAAAGACTGAGATCCTTGTCGAACAAGACCTATAAAGATTGAGACGGTCTATCAGAATTCGGGCATTAAAAACTCTGGGATGCCGCCAGGGAAAAGTTTTGAGTCGTGATGAGAGCGGATAGCCTCGATAGGGGCTGGCGTACTCATCATAAATCATAACCTATCCTTTGCGCGAGCAGGGGAAGGTTGAAAGGAAAATAAATACTACTATGTCTACGACGTATTCGATTCAGCAGCTTCTTGTAAAAGAAGCGGGTCGTATCGGACCGGAAATTTATCGCCGGACGATCGACACCTCCGCTTGGCTCAAACTGACCAAGCAGGAGCAGTTCCCCGAGGAAATGGGCGATGTGATCAGCTCGGTCACTTTCGAACGTTTCTACCCTTCTAGCTCTATCGCAGCTACTACCGCTAACGGCTACGCCGCTGGTGATATCAAAGCTGATGCCGGAACTAACTGGCGTACTCTCGGTTCCAACCAAGTCACCCAAAACTACCAGGGCTTTAACCCCTTTACTCAGGTTACAAGTACGGCTGGGGACGGTGACGCGGTTGCCTCCAACTCTACCTCGGGTAACGTTTTGCCCGCGGCGCTCACTGGCGTTACTTTCGGTCAGAAGCTTCGCCAGTATTCGCTGGAATGGGCTTCGGTTGATTCCCCTGACATCGCTCTCGAAGACTTGCGCTTCGCGGTGAAACGTCGGGAACAGCTCTCCAACATCATGGATGTCCTCACTGAGTCGACTTCCTTGGTTTGGCAGGATCGTTACCGGAATCTG